TCGTCACTTGAAGATATATATGTTAGAGATTCTAATGTTTCTTGGTTAGATGATGATTGGATATACAAGGCGTTATGGCCGTTTATAAAAGAAGCCAATAAAAGTGCAGGTTGGAATTTTGATTGGGATTTTACTGAAAACGTTCAGTTTACAAAATACGGAGTTGGCCAATTTTACGGTTGGCACTCTGATACCGGACCAAAAGCATATGAAGAATTTGATCCTTCTGTACATAAAGTTAAATTAGATAAAAACGGCGAACCGGTATTATCTGCTGATGGGAGTCTTGTTGCTGAAGCACACGAGGCTACAACTGATCCTAAAATGATTGGCAAGATGCGAAAACTAAGTGTTACAGTTAGTTTAAGTGATCCGAAAGATTACGATGGCGGCAATTTGAATTTTGATCTTGGACCTCACCGACCTGACAGATATCACGAATGTACAGAAATACGTCCTCGTGGGTCAATAATTGTATTTCCGTCTTATATATATCACCAAGTTACTCCAGTTACTAGAGGAACTCGTTACAGCTTAGTTGCTTGGAATTTAGGATATCCGTTCAAATGAATAATTCAGACCTTTTTAAAAATGATGCATACTTAGACTTAAAAGGAATAATTCCTAAAGATATGTGTAATTTAGTGTCGCAGTATGCATTATTACAAGAACTAGTAACTCCAAGAAAAGAAGAAGCAGAAGGCCAGGTACCGTTTGCACATTCAGGGTACGGTGACTTATTAATGGAAACATTAATGCTGTTTATGAAACCGCATATGGAAGCACATACCGGATTAGAGTTGTGCCCAACATATACTTATTTTAGAGTATATCGTCCTGGAATGATACTTGAAAGGCATACTGATAGACCGAGTTGCGAAGTTAGTACTACTGTATGCTTAGGAACTAATTATACAAATGTTAGTCAAGACTTTAACTGGGGAATGTACGTTGACAATACGTATAAACACAATACTGATGATAATGGATTTATTTCAGCTAATAATCCTGGAAAAATGATTACTCAATTACCTGGCGATATTATTGTATATCGAGGTTGTGAAATAGAACATTGGCGCGAAGAATTTGCTGCTGGTGAAGGAAGCTGGCAAGTACAAGCATTTTTTCATTATATAAATAAAGATGGACCGTATTATCCTGAATTTGCATATGATAAACGTCCTGGAATAGGGTTTGAGCTGAGGCATCCTGCAGAAAAAACATAAATACAAGTAACAATGACTTTGGAGAATTAAATGGCATTAACTATAGAATCAATTTCAACAATACAACAAGGAACTAATCTTGACGATGATATATATTGTAAAGTTAAGTTTGCTGAAGTATCGTTTCCAGTTGATGTGTATGCACACAGACTAGGGGACGAAGAATTTCAACGAACCTTATGGCAGAGATTACACGATGAGGAGTTTGGCGAGGTGACTTTTCCACCAACAGACTATCCACGTCACCCTAAAACTCAAACACAAGTTGCAGCAGAAGCTAGAACTAAACGTGATGGCTTACTTATAGCAAGCGACTGGACTGAGTCAACTGAAAGATTGTCTCTTAGTGTAAAAGCTAATTGGGCTACATATCGAGATGGACTTAGAAATATTAGCGATCAAGCAGGATTTCCATACGATATTACTTGGCCAGTTGCACCGTAATATTGCGTAAAATTAATAGAATAAAAAAGCAGTACTAAGTACTGCTTTTTTTTGACTACAAAAGTATTAAGTTTTGTTATTGTAGTTTTCTGGAAGATCGTGACTAGATGGCGGAGAAGGTTTTAATGCTCCCTCTGCAGATTTATCAGGTACCTCATATATTGCACATCCTGTTGTTAGCAATAGTCCTGCAACTGATGCAGCATTAATTAATGCTGTTTTTACAACTTTTGTAGGATCAATAATTCCAGTTTCAAACATATCACCGTAAGTTGAATCTGCTGCATTATACCCTATATTGTTGTCTAAACTAATAACTTTGTCAATGACAACATCTGGTTTATCTCCTGCGTTTGCTGCTATTTGACGCAAAGGCTCTGATAATGATTCAATAACAACCTTAACACCTGCATCCTGTTCAATATTACCTGTTTTAAAATTTTCTAATACATTAGTTAATCTTAGGTATGCAACACCACCACCTGCTACAACTCCTTCTTTCATTGCTGCTCTGGTTGCGTGAATCGAGTCATCAAATCTATCTCTTTTTTCGTCCATCTCTATTGATGTTGCGCCACCTACTTTAATAAGTGCAATACCGCCTTGTAAATTTGATATACGCTCAGCCTCTTGATCTTTAGTAAAATCTTTAGGACCAAAAGACCAATTTTCTAGTACTTCGCTAATTTGAGAAATTCTTGCGTCAATTTTTACTTGCTCACCGTGGCCACCGATAATAATAGTAGAATCTTTAGTAACTTCAACTTTGTTACATTGACCTAGATCTGTTATCTCTCCATTTTCGGGACGTTTTCCATTTTCATCTGAAAACACTGTTCCGCCAGTTAGAATAGCAATATCTTCAGCTAAGTGTTTACGCTTTTCTCCCTTCCAGTCCGGTGATCTTACTGCACAACAAGTAATATTTCCTTGGGCATTATTTACAACTAACGTAGAAAGTGCATCATTGTTAATCTGCTCTGCCATAATTAAAAATGGACGGCCTGTTTCTGCTATTTTATCAATAAGAGGAACGATGTCATTAACATTTAAAATTGGTCTGTCTAAGATTACAATATAAGGATTATCTAACACAACTTTATTTTTATTAGTGTTAATAAAATACGGAGAATAAAATCCGTGATCATACGAAAATCCGTTAACAAGAATCATTTCATCTTTAACTTGGGTTCCGCTTTCTACACTAACAGCACCGTTTTTACCAACAGCTTGCATTGCATCTGCAATAATGCCACCCATTATAATATCACTATTTGCTGAAATAGTTGCAACTGCTCTAATAGTAGCATCATTGTCGCACGGTTTACTAATTTTATCTAACTCTTGAATTGCAATTTCAATAGCTTGGTCTATTCCGCGTTTAATGTTAATACTGCTAATACCTGCAGTTTGGTACTTTGTGCCTTCTCGAATCATCGATTGTGCAAGTACTGTAGCTGTTGTAGTTCCATCACCAATATCATCAGCTGTTTGATTAGCTGCTTGTTTTACTAACCTACAACCTGTATCTTGTAATGGATCTTCTAAAAATATTTCTCGGGCAACAGTAACTCCGTCTTTTGTTACGTGTGGCGGACCGTATGTGCGTTGAATAATAACGTTACTGCCTTTTGGCCCAAGCGTTACTTTAACTGCGTTTGCAAGGATATTTACACCTTCAATTAGCTTTGATTTTGCTAAATTTCCAGTAACAACTACCCGTGGTTGAATTCCTGACATTTAAATCTCCTCTTTTAATACTGCTAGAACTTCTTTTTCTTCTAGAATAAGTAATTCTTCATTGTCTATTTTTACAGAATGACCTGCATATTTTGGATATAAAATTATATCATCTTTTTTAATTTTCATAGGTAGAATAACTCCGTCTTCGTTCATCCTACCTTCGCCTGCATCTAAAACTTTTCCTTTAGTCGGGCGTTCTACTACGTCATCAGACAGAACTAGACCGCTTTTAGTTTTTTTATCATCGTCTATCTTTTTAACTAGTAAACGATCACTAGTAGGACTCACTGTTGTTGTCATTTAATGCTCCTGTATATTATACATTGTCTACTGATATTTATAAGTAGAGTTATGGTGTTCACGTTAAAAGTGGTAAATACTAGTATAATATAGGATGTATATAAATGGCTTCAAATTCCGCACCAATAGTTGATAGAATACGAATTATACCTAGACCTGACGATTTTTTAAATCGTAATGTAGGCTCTAGCGGCGAAGTATTTTTTAACAAAGTTACTAATAGTTTGCGGGTGTACAGTGGTAAAGATGTATCCGGTTTTGAGATTGCTCGAGCTGATTTAAACAATGTTACAGGCGCAAGTTTACTTTCAAAACTAACTATTACAAACGATGATATAAGTTGGATAGCTTATGCTGAACTTGTTGATTTGCCTAGTGCAGTAGACAATCACGGAATGTTTGCGCACGTACACGGAACAGGTAAAGCATACTATGCACACGCTGGCGCCTGGATAGAACTTGCTAATCAATCAGACATTAATTCTATTGCAGATATATCAGAACTAACTGACACTACGAATTTATTGTTTGACGGAGCATATAGTTCATTAACTAGCACGCCGACTATCCCTGCACTATTAACTGATTTAGGAATTACAGACGGTGCTACAACACAGATTTTAACTACAGACGGTGCAGGTAACTTTACGTTTGAAGATGCACCTGAAACAGGATCAACACAAAATTTATTTGCTACAATAACAAGTGATGATGGATCAGCTACGGCTAATACAGTTACAGATACTCTTAATGTTTTAGGTGGCACAAATATAGCAACAACTATTGCTACAGATACAGACAATCTAACAATTAATATGAGTGCATTTAGTATTGACTTTCTAAGCGATGTTGACACTAC